ACTGCTAGAAGAACTGCTAGAAGAACTGCTAGAAGAACTTGAACTGCTACTACTGCTCGTGGTAGTTGTAACTGTTGCTGAAGTACCTGCTGTACTAGCAGCAACGGTAGTAGCAGCAGTAGTGGTAGAAGCAGTTGTAGTAGTGGTAGATGTCGTTGCTCCTGCTACTCCAACTTGTACAACTGTGCTGCCAGGTCCATTATCGTAAGATTTTACTGTACCTACATCAACATTTCTATCTACACTTCCAGCAACATATCCAGTAATATCTAAGAACCTCGCTGCTACGCTCATCGGGGTTTTTTTATTGTTATATTCGTCTAATTCTCTATGAGGTTCATATGATACTAAATCTTCAAATTCGTTTGTTATAAGATCAACCATAGTAGGTCCAGGTATTCTTATTAACCTTTTTTGCTCATTTAGGTGATATTCGTATTCGTAGTTACTTACAGGATAAATGGAATCTGCTTCTGACTTTGTTGTACCATCTGGTAAGACTGCTCTAAATGTCTTATTAACTTCAACACCCTTTTTTAAGAAAACTATATTATTATAGAGAATTTCTTGAGTTTCGTGATGATGGAGATCATCAGGATTATCATATTTGTTACGACAGAATTCTTGAAGTAAAGGTATGGTCATAGGCCATTCACCATATACATCGGTTACGCTATTTGCTAACAAAAGAACCCAATCTAAGAATGGATTATCAAGAAACCTTCCTGCTAGTGATGATGGAGTTTCACCATCTTCAATAATATAGGTTTCAAAACTATTAACAAATGATTCAAGATCTGGTCTTACTTTAACTCTTCTGAAGATATTTTTAACTAAACGATATTTGAAGGATTCTGTATCTGAAACACCTTCTCCTACATATACATTTGGTAAGTAATCGAAAAATTTCATTAGTAACCATTCTCCATATCTGTTTTAGAAATAAGTCTTGTTTCGACGAATTGAAGACCTAGTTGTATTGCTGGAACTTGTATCATACTTCCATCAAATCGTTTAAATGATGTATATTGATTGTCAGGTGTATAATTGACTGATATGCCAGTACAGAATGATGGATGCATTTTAAAGTGCATCGTTGCAGTACCACCAGTAGAACCAGTTGCAGGGTTGTACCATGTAGTACTACCTTCTGCTGCTCTTATAAATCTCATTTCAAAATGATCTGGAATTTGGAAGAATCTTTTGTTATATCCCCAAGAACCTGAATCCTTAAAGAATCCGTCAACATCACCTTTTCCGTTTATTGCATCTTTTAACTTTTGAATCTCGTCAGATTTAGTTGCGTTGCCTCCTTTATTGTCATTAGCAGTTTTATCCCAACCGTTATCAAGACCCGATAGTATATCAAAATCACCACCTGTATCTGCAGCACTACCAACTATAGGAGCCATACCACTTTTAAGAAATCTTATAATAGAGGCAACTTCGCTTGCTTCTCTTGCATTACGAGAAACCATTTTGACGTTAAATGTATGAGTCCTAAATCCCATTGTTTGGAATATTTGCTCACTAAATGGGTTAAATACTCTTCCTTTACTTAATGCTTGTATAGTGTTGGCATCCATTTGACCTTTTAGTCCCAACATATTACCAAAAGCATTTAATATGCCAGCAACACCAGCATTAGTAAATTCTGGTAATGCAGCATTAGCAGCACCTTGGATGGTTTTAGTCAAATCATCCATATTATTATTTTGTATTCCTTCTAATGCAGCAATACCAGTAAGACCAACATCAACTTTACTATAACCTGCTTGATATGCTGTAGATAGTTGAGGAGGCATAGCAATATATGCTACATCAGGTTTATATTCTTTGCTAATCTTGCTTTGGTCAGGTACGTTCATTCCATAATATTGATTTTCACCAGAACCATATTTTATTCTACATCTTTTAAAGCATATGTAATCCACCGCTTCAGTTGGTGATTCGGTTACATTACTACCATCAGCATCTGAAACGGGCACCTTATATGGATATCTGTAAATAGTCAACTTTCTACCTAAATAATACGTGACCTCTATGTATTTATGCGTTATCAAGGTAAGTATCGTGTAAGATTTCCTCGGAAATACAAAGGCAACCCTCATAATGTGGTATACCGTTCATCATGGGAATATAAATTCATGAAATGGTGTGAAAGTACCCCTTCAGTCCTTGAATGGGGTAGTGAAGAGATTGTCATTCCTTACATTAGTCCTGTTGATGGTAAAAGTCATCGTTATTTCCCTGATTTTTATGTGAAAATCGGTAAAAAGAAATATATTGTTGAAGTTAAACCATTTAAACAAACACAGGAACCAAAGACCCAAAAAAGACATACCAAGAGATATATTAATGAAGTTATGACTTGGGGTGTCAATACGGCAAAATGGAAAGCAGCAACAAAATTTTGTAATACCCATAGTTGGGAATTTATGTTAATTACTGAAAAAGAACTTAAAATTTAGAATTATGTTAGGAGCAATCGTTTCAGCAATCGGAAAATTTGTTGGTACTGCCATATTAGACTCATCAGTATTTTCTGGGGGTGATAATGGTATACCAGATAAAGATACTGCTGCATATCCATCTTTACAACAATTTACTTCTTTTTCAAAGGAAGAGGATAACCATCCTAGTTATTCAAACTTATTCTCGGTGCAGGTAGCATCACCTAGAATAATGAGGACTTACTTTAATAGTACTATATTCAATACTGAAACTGGTGATCTTAGAAATCTATTGAATTATTATGCTAATAACCTAAGTCTTCCTACTAAACAGGTAACAACAGGACAGATTCTGAATGTAGGTTCTGCGTATAAGTATGCTACTGGTTCTGCTTTTAGTCAGATAAATGTTAATTTTATGATGCCACGATCTCAATTAACAAGAACATTCTTTGAGAAATGGACAAGTATAATGGCAAACGATGCTAATCAATATACAGAGTTTTATGATGAATATGTTTCTCCTAGAATGAGAATTTATAAATGGGAAAGAGGAGGTGGAGATCTTGCTGCATATAATGATGCTACTATGGCTGCTATGAAAAATAATCCAGGTGTTGACTGGTCTGTTGCAAGACAATATAAAGTTACTGGGTGTTGGGAATTGAGAAATGTGTTCCCATATAATATTGGAACAATTCAACTAAATAATGCTGCAGCTGCTGTTACTAATTTAACAGTAGCATTTTATTATGAACGGTATAGATTCTATCCAGAGGATGCTTTTAATGATAATGGTATAACTAGTACTATTACTATACCACCTGATTCTTATTGGGATGGTGATGGTTCTCAATCAATATCAAATAATACTGTTAATATGGTTGTTAGAAACTAGACCTAAATAATTTTACTGAATTGAATTTTTATGGCATTACCTAAATTAAATGTACCTAAGTACAAATTAAAACTACCTTCTGATGGTAGAACTGTAAACTATAGACCATTTCTTGTTAAAGAAGAAAAACTACTTCTTTTGGCAACTGAAACAGGTGAGCAAGCAGATCTTATAACTGCTATCAAAGATATTATTGCAGCATGTACTGATATCAAAGATATTGAAAAATTATCTACATTTGATATTGAATTTGTTTTTCTTCAAATTCGTACCAAATCTGTTGGTGAATCTGTAGATTTATCTGTAACTTGTCCTGATGATGGTGAAACAGCAGTTGCAGTTTCTATTCCTTTAAGTGAGATCAAGGTTCAAAAGACCAAAGGTCACAAAAAGGATATTAAATTAACTGAAGAAGTGATGATTAGTATGGGGTATCCTAGTTTAGATACTTTTGTGAAAATGAATTTCACTGATGAAGAAGTTAATGTTGAACAAATTTTTGAAATGGCAGCAAGTTGTGTTCAATCAATTACTGATGTTGAAGAAGTACATGATTGCACTTCTATGGATAAATCAGAAATAATGGAATTTTTTAACCAATTAAGCAGTAAGCAATTTGCATTTATTCAAGATTTCTTTGAAACTATGCCTAAATTGACTCATACTGTTAAGATTACTAATCCTAAAACAAAGGTTGAAAATGAAGTGGTATTAGAAGGACTAGCAAGTTTTTTCGCATAGCTCTTCTTCACACTACCCTTAGATCTTATTATGAAGGTAACTTCGCATTAATGCATCATCACAAGTGGAATCTTGAATATATTGATAATTTAATGCCCTTTGAGAAAGAAATCTATTTAAATTTACTGATGGGATTCTTAAAGGAAGAAGAGCGAAGATCAAAAGAGCAGCAAGCACAGAATGGCTAAGATCACTCCATATAAATTAGCAAGAGTAGGTGCTACACAAGGTAAGGTTGCACCGTCGGTTGCTACTGCTCGTTTGACTACCATTTCTGTCAATAGATTGGGTAGTGCTATCACAGGTATGGGTGGCGTAGTTGATGATATAAGAAGAATAGAAGTATTAAAGATTAGAGATGCTAAACTTGCAGCAAAATTAGAACGCAAGAGATTACAAAGAGAGCGAGATCAAGCTGCAGAAGATAAGGTTGAACAGGATAAACTTACTAAGAAAGGTGGAATTAAATCAAAATTAAAACCTACTGGTAAGCAGAAAGGTATGTTAGACAGTCTGTTGCCTAAATGGCTTCAGTTGCTTAAACCAGTTTTTGATTTTATTGCAAAATTAATTGCAATTCCTATAATTCGGGAAATGCTAAAATGGTGGGGTGATCCCGCAAATAAGGAAAAAGTCGAAACTTTTTTCTATAAAGCAAATGTAATATTTAAAAAGTTAAAAGAGTTTGGTAATTGGTTAGTTAACGATAAACTATTGGGGGGATGGGATAAACTTACTAATGCAGAAAGTACTTTTAAAGACAGGATTGAAGGACTTGGAGATCTTTTAAAGGGGATTGGTGTAGCTGCAATTTTATTAAATCCCTTTTCAACATTTGGATATGCCCTTACAGGCATGGGATTTTTAATTAAAAACATATCTGGTTGGTTAGAAGATCCTTTTGCTTTTTTAAGACTTGATAAACCAAGTGGACGTAGTGGTGGAAATAAGAATGTAGACAAGGGTAAAAGTAAAAAGGTAAGTGATAAGCAAAGAGTAAAGAATAAGTATCAAAAATTTAAGGCTAATAAAGGAGGACTTAATTGGAGGAATAAGGTTAAGTTAAAGACCATCAAACTTCCTGATGGTAGTAAGGTTTCGTTTGATCCCAAGAAAACTAGGGCAAATTATACTTTAAAAGATGGTACTAAGATAACAGTTAAGGGTAAAACTCCTTTTATTGATGGAATAACGAAGAATAAAACTCTTTGGCAAAGTATTAAGAGTTTCGGTTCTAAAACAGGTACTTTCCTTAAGCAGAATCCTTTAAAATCTCTTAAGCAAACTGGGCAGTTTGCACTAAAGAATAAGCAAGGGATTGCTTCAGGTATTAAAGGTTTTGGAGTTGGTTATGCTATTGATTGGGCTGTTGATAATACTCTTATAAAAGGTATTGATTTAGGTTTTCATCAACTTCGTAAGAAAAATCTTGATAATGATATAGACAAGCATGGTATTGATAATGTAATTGGAGCATTAAATAAGGCGATAGATAAAGAATCCAAGTTGCCAAAGGCACCTTGGTGGAATATGGGATTCAAACAATCAGGGGTGCATTACGATGAAAAGAGAGTTGAAGAGTTTAGTAGGAGACTTGAGTATGCTAATGAACAGAAAAAGAAGATAGATGGTAATATACCATCGGTAGTTAAGGGTGTTATTAAGAAAGAGGAGGATAATACTCCAAAGAAAGGTAATTGGCTTACTAATCTTTTTAGTAGTGGTAAATCTGAATCAAAACAACCTGAAGTAAAAGTAGAACAAAAAGTAGAGAAAAAGAAAAAGAGTAGTTGGTGGAGTAATTTATTTGGTGGTAATAAGAAAAGTACAAATAAACAAAATTTTGTTACACCTAAACAAACATTTACAAAGAAAGAAACTTCTAAAAAGAAACCTTGGTGGAAATTATGGATGTCTGGTGGAAAACAGAAGAAACTTCCAGAATTTTTCATAGGTAAGATTTTTAGAAAAATTACTAAAACAGTTAGTAATGTCGTTAGTGGTGTAGGTAGTGCTGTTAGTGGTATTGTTGATACTGTTGGTAGTGTATTACAAAATCCAATAGTAAGTACTGCATTATCATTTGTTCCAGGTGTTGGACCTATTATAGGTGCAATAAATGCAGTCCAAAGTCTTGCAAATGGAGATATACTTGGTGCAGTAATGCAGGGTTATGGTGCTTTAGGTAATTTCTCTGCTATTGGTACTACTGCTAAGTCTATGGTAAACACTCCTGACTGGATGTTGAACTTGCGTATGAGTGGGTTTGGTCAAGGACTTGCTAGTATGCATAGTGGTATAAGTGGTGCTGTTAGTGGTATTACATCTGGTTGGAATAACTTTATGGGTTCTGATATTGGTAAACTTGGTAAAAATGTGTTTACAGGTTTGACTGGTGGAGGATGGGGTGGTGCTATTCAACAAGGTCTTGGTATGACTGGATTAATGGATGATGGAGCATTCTTTGGTGCTGGTGGTACTATGTCCAATTTTGGATCATTCTTATCCAATAATAATCTTAGTGGAATTGGTAATATGTTCCCTGGAATTGGGAATATGATCAGTAATAGTCCTTTTGGTGGTTTACCAGGTTTAAGTGAGTTATTTGATGGGTCATTCTCACCTATGAGTGCTATTGGTAGTATGGCAGAAAATGCTGGTGCTGGTGGATTATTCAGATCTGTAATGGGAATGTATCAAGGAACTACTGATTACTATACTGGAATTAAATCAGTTGCTGAAGAGATTGGAATGGGAACTGAGGCATTTGGTGTAATAGATAAAGGTAGAGATTTATTTAATAAGTCTAAGCAATTTGCATTAGAGCAACCTGATATAGAGATTATTCCATTAATCGCTCCAATAATATTAGAACAACCTGTTATTGCTCCTAAAGTTAAAAAGCAATTGCTTAAGATAGTTGGATAAATATAAAGAGGTGATCATTTTATAAATGGCAACAACTGTAAAAAAGGGAGCAAAAATTAATTTTTATAAGTTCGTTTCACCTAAAACGGAAGGGGCTCAAGGTGCTGATGCGAATGCAGCACTTACTAATTCATTACGAGGTAATGTAAGAGCAGTTAATAGTCTTGGTAAGACTGTTAATTCTATAGGTAAAGTAGTAGTAGGTATTAAAAAGACAACTTATCAAGCATTAATAGAACAAAGAAAGAATAGAATAAAATTTAAACCTTTATATAACAAACCTAAAGCAGTATCTACAACGACATTTTTTAAGAAAATGGCAACAGGTAAAGTTCCTGGATTTTTGGAATCTTTACTTAATCTTCTTGCTAGTTTGTTTAAATTCTTTGTTGGAAGAGCAATATTAAAATGGTTAGCAGATCCTAAGAATCAGGAGGCAGTAAGGAAAGGTATAGAAGTTATTGGTAAGATGCTTAAGATTGTTGCGTCTTGGGCTAAATTTGGAACTAATATGGCATTTAATGGTCTCTATGAGATGCTTGCGGATGATAGTACCTGGTGGGAACGACTGGTAGGATTTGGTAAATTTATTGTAGGTATTGGTACTTTATTGTTACCATTAAGATGGTTGACTATTGGTGGTGTAGGAAGATTAGTTGCTGATCTGAAAGGATCTATTGCTCTTGTTAAGACTGCTATTGTAGGAATAAAAGCTTGGGTTGCCACGGCAGCTGCAGGACCATTGGGATTCTTGTTTATTGCTGGTGGTGTTGCTGCTATGGCAGTATTACTGAATAAATTATGGAATCAGCGAGATAGAATTGATGCAACATTGGAAGCAGATGACTCAAAGAGACAGGCATTAATTGATGAAGGGATGGATCCAGGTGATGCTGAAGCATTAGTACAAGGAACAAGAACTGAAGATGCTGGAGGTAGTGGTAGTTTTAATAATTTACCAGATCTTTTTAATGATCCTCTTGGGTTAAGAAATGATCCTTTAGGTTTAGGAAAATTTGCTACTGGTGGTAAATTAGCAGAATATGCTTCTGGAGGAGGATGGATACATGGACCTCAAAAGGGTTATCCTGTTAGTCTTGATGGTGGAGGAGAACCTGATTTTATAGGACATGGTACAGAATATGTGGCAAGAAAGGGTGATGGTACGGCATTTATAGTTCCTTTTGACACTAAATCAACTAGAGTTAATCCTAATCTTACTAGTACTCGTCTTAAAGAAGCAAAGAGTATGGGGTATGATTTGAGTGGACTTGAGAAAGCAAGTGGTGGTAATTTAGATAAGAAGATATATTTACATTGGACAGGTACTGGATATAATTTTAAAGAGAAAGGAAGATATCATTCTATCTTCCAAGGTAGTGGTGATAAATTCCAAGCAACTCCTTATGATCAGCAAATTAATCATACACCTGGTCGTAATAAAAATTCTGTAGGATTAGCAGCAGCAAGTATGGCAGGTAGACCTTTTATGGATTATCCACCAAAAGGTGCCCAAATGAATTCTATGATGAAAGAAGCAGCAAGAATTGCTATGGGATGGGGATGGAAACCTAGTGATGTTAGTCGTTCTAGTGTCATGACTGCTGGTGAAGCAGCATCTAATTTGGATGGAAAAAAAGCTACTGCAAATTATGGTCCTGTTCCTTGGGGTGGAACTGGAGAACGTACAGATTTTTATAAGACTAGAAAAAATGCTCCAGATGGTTCTGGTGGAAATGACCTTCGTCGGATGATGATTAATTTTATGAATTCTAGGGAAAGAATGAAAGAAAAAGGTGATACAAAGGATAAAAATGTTGAGATGAATTTACTTCAAAGATTAGTGTTAGCAGAAGCAGCAAATCAAGGAGATATTGGAATGGCTTTGGTTGCTAGATCTGTACTTAATAGACAGGGTATTATTAATGCTGGATCATCACCTGGCACATTTAATGCTAAGAGTGGAAGTCTTACTGATATCATATATGGAAGTGGTCAATATCAACCTATAAGTGATGGATCTATTAATAGAAAATTTTCTGATATGCAAATGGCATCAGCAGCAAGAGCAATTGGATTAGCACAAAATTCTAATGCTTTAAGATCTCGTCTTATTTCTTCTGGTTATGATGAGAGTGTAGTTAATAAGTTAATAGGTTCTACTGGATTTAGAAGTGGATCAGCATTTAATGATAAATCCCAAAATGTTAATAGAACTAAGTATGGGGATCATATTTTTAATACTGCTGGTAATGATGATCTTAATGTCTTGTGGCCAGAGAGAAATAAGAAATATGGAGGAGGTGCTGGAGGAGGTGCTGGAACTTATAAGGATAAGATGAAGTCTCAGAGATCTGGTGCTACTGATATTATGGATATCCTAAATGGTGGAGGTTCTGGAGTATCTGGTAGAGGTAAAGGTGGTGGTCAGGGTAATTCAAGAGGAGGAAAGGGTGGAGGTCGTTCAGGAAGTATTGATGCGTCTACTGCAGGTAAGATTAAAAAACAAACTGATGATAGAAATCGTGCAAGAAAAGAGATGAATAGGAGAACTTTAGAAGTTGTTCAAACAGCATTAGGTGCTATTGAACAGCAGAACGCAAGTAGTAGAGCATGGGTACAACAGGCAAATGCAACAGCGTCTGCAGTATTGGGTGCTGCTGATACACCTATGACAGTTTCTGGTGGTGGTGGAGGAGGAGGAAGAGGTTTTTCTGGACCTTTCAATAGTGGTGGTGCCAATAATATATTTGGTATTGCGACTTCAGTATTAAATTCTTTTAACAATCCTTTGAGAGGTCTATTTAAATGAGTACTATGCATGACGGTTCTCTTGAAAGAGAACAATTAGGTGAAATTGCAATTAGTATTTCATTATATCGTAATGGTGCAAGATTAGAATCTCCTAGTGGAGAATACGATTTAATTGAATTTCTTAAAGGGTGGGATATATCTGAAAGTATTGGAGCTGCAACATTAGAAGCAAGATTTGTTTTTGAAGATTCTGCAGGTATAATCGGTGCTATGAGTGGATCGGAAATATTTAAACTTACTGTTTCTAGTTCTATTCAAGATAGAAGTTATTTTTTAAGATCTTATACTATTGAATCTCGTCAAAGAACTAATCAAATGAATGATATGTATATTGTTCATGCATGTTCTGATGAGTTTGTAAAAAATGAAGTTGTAAACGTTTTTGGTCATAGTGATGTAATTTTTAAAAATAAAACAGAATCATCTCAGATTATTAAAACCTTATTGAAGGACAAGAGATTTATTGGTTCTAAAAAGAAATTTTATACTGAAACAACAATAAGTAAAAACCAATTTGTAGCTCCAAATTGGAGACCATTTGATACTGTTTATTGGGTATCTCAACGTAGTATAAGAAAATCTAAAAAAGGTGGTACTATACAAAATGCTTTTGCTTTTTATGAAAATGCGATGGGATATAATTTTAAATCTATTGATAAGATGGTTGATGATGTTAATGAACAAACTGCAGATAAAACAAATAAGACTACAGGTAAAGCAAAGTTATATACCTATGAATTTAAACCTAAGAACGTAGATCAAAATACTGATCAATTTGGAATTAGGAGTGTTGTTTTTCCTGATGAAAGAAATTTTCTTATGGGATTAAGACACGGTACATGGTCAGGTTATAGTATAGGATTTGATCCAAATACAGTTGCTAATTCTAAAATGGGAACTAGTACTGATATGAATGTAGATGCATTTCAATATAGTTTGTCTAGTATGTGGAGTAAAATGTCCCATTTGAATGGAACTAAAGATATTAATCCAGTTAAGACATTTGATAAGGATATTCAAGACATGATGAATTATCCTAAAAGAGTTAGGTATACTGCTCTTCCAAATCAAATATTTGATCCTAAGTATAAGAAAAATCCCCAGAAGAATTATGAACAGTTAGTTGAATTGCAAGCATATCAATGGATGAGGTTAGAGTCTATAAAGACGATTAAATTGATGATTGTAATACCTGGTAATCTAGATTTATATGCAGGTTGTGGTATTAATATTATTATACCTTCTACTGTAAAGTCTGGATCTCAAACTATTGTTGATAAAAAATATAGTGGTCGTTATCTAATTGGTAAAGTCACGCATTCTTCTACTGGTCAAACTATGACAACGGAGTTATTGCTTATGAAGGATACTATGTTCACAACTCAAAACTTAATGGCATCAGGATCTACCCAAAAGAGTAAAAGTACGGTATCATCAATATAAATAATACTGTATAACTAGGGGTAACTTCCTATGACAACAATTGAAGCACACATAGAGCACGATAAAGAACTACTTGATGATCCCACTATTAGTCCTGCTGCACGTAGACACGTTAAAGAAGAGTTGCATGATCTAATAGAGTATGAAGAGCATCATCACGATGAGATAGTAGCAGGAGATCATCACGATCCTAATTGTTTAGAATTATTCTGTGATCAGAATCCAGATGAACCAGAATGCTTAGTATATGACGATTGATGAGTAATTTTTTATCATGTTTACTTGGCACTTGGTCTAATAAATTTCAAGCACAATCTGCTCCCACTCTCTACCGACAAGTATTTGTTCGGTGGGAGAGTAAGGGGGATTTTTTGCATTCTATTCACTGGAATAGAAAAGAAGAGCATAGTCCATATTTAAAAACAAATAAAAAACTAAAAATAATCTCCGATACTGAAGTTATACTTGAGCATTGGGGTGGTACTTATAGTGGATTGACACGTGATGAATCCTGTGATATGATCATGAAATATGATGGAACTGCATGGATGGGTCAGTTTGATACAAGTATGGAAGATGATGGTGAGACTATTACAGGTCATGCAGAACTTGCTTTATATGGACATAAATTGTTCATGAGAGACAGGTTTTTAGATTCTCAGGGGAGGATCCGTTGGGGTGCAGATGAAATTTACAAATACATTAGAGTTTAATTATGGGTGCACATGCTTGGTTTCCAACTCCAGTATATATTGAGGGTTCAAATGATGAAACCATACAAAAAGAACTTTTTGAGGTATATAATAAATTAGAATTTTCTCAAGTTGAGGGATGGTCTCCTCATACTCATGAGTTAAATTCAAAACCTTTTGGTAGGAATATACTTAAAGAGTATGAGTGTTATAATTTTTTAGATTTTTTAGATTCTCATATAAAAAGATATTTACAAGCAATTGGATTTGAAGGTCAGTATGGACCAAATCAACAACAATATGATATCCGTTCATCATGGTTTACTAAAACAAAGAAAGGTAAATATGCACATGTTCATAATCATGGATCTAGTGATTTATCTGGAGTATATTATTTACAGACTAATGGGAAAGATGGTAATTTAATTTTTAAGAGTATTCATGAGTATTTACAATCTAACTATATTTTTGAACATACTTGCGAGGATATACAATTACCAGTAGAGAAAGGTTTAATAGCACTTTGGCCTGGTATTCTTAATCATGGTACTCAAGTTAATGAAACAGACCATGAAAGAATTAGTCTTAGTTTTAACATTCATTTTAGACGCTAAATATAATATAAGGAAACTCTGCAAAGATAATGCTAGGAACTATTGATGGTATAACTCAAGAACCCCAAGTAAATTTCGTTGGTAAAGATGGATTTTATTGGTGGGTTGGTGAGGTAGAAAGTAATGAAGACCCAGACGAGTTAGGACGGGTTAAAGTTCGTGTGCTTGGTTATTACACTAATGTTAGTGGTGGTACTACAGCAGATCTTCCAGAAAAGAATTTACCTTGGGCAACAGTATTACAACATACTTCTCAGCCAGGTAATGATGGACAAGGTGAGAGTTCTGGACAACTGCAGCCAGGTGCTATTGTCATGGGATTTTTCATGGATGGTGAGAATGCTCAGATGCCGATTGTTATCGGTGTAATGCGTGTTAATAAATCAGATCAATCTCAAGACGAGAAGAAATTCACTATTACAGGTGAAAAGATGGAACCTGGTGTTGGTGTTAATCGTTCTGCTTTACATCCATTATTCCCAAATGAAATAATGGCAAGCACTAAGGCAGAAGGTTATCATCGTCAATCAGAAAAGAATACAGTTGCATTAATTAATTCTAATTCTGATGTTGGTGGTCCTGGATCTCCATGTAATATTGGTTCATATCCAGGTCTTGCTGGTAGTAGTACTAATGCTACTAAACCAAAACAACCTTCTAAACCTATTCCTGCTGCTAATGGTGTAGGTGGTCCTTGGAAAACTTTAGAATATCAATTAAACTATCTTATTGAGGATATTGCTGATACTGCTGGAAAATTAGTTAAAGCAGAGGATGGTGATTTTCTTGATGTTGCTACAGGTAAAATAGTAACTGCAAAGGTATTAACTGCAAAACTTCAAAACTTTTTAGGATCTGTCTTTGCACAGGTTGTCTCTGCTATTCGTCAACAGTTAGCAAACCTTGCTGAGTCTTTACAATTAGCAAGTCTTCTTGGTAGTGCAACTGGTGCTCCATATGTAACTTGGACTGTTATACAAACAGCAGTTACAACTATATTGAAAGCATTATGTGCTGTTGATAGTAAGATTATTAATTTTATTCAAGATCCTATTGGAAGTGTTACTGATATTCTCAGTAGTTTCCTTGATGGTGTTATTGATAAAGCTGCTATGGTACTCCAAGGAGTTCAAGCAACTATTGATAGTGTTGTTTGTAGTGTTCAGAAGGTTCTTAATGACGTTCTAAAGATTATTACTACAGTTAAATCTACAGTAGATAGTATTGGTAAGGCAAAAGAAATCATAGAAGCATGGCAAAAGGGAAGTGAAATTTTTGCTGAAGGTTTTGATTTAGTTAAGAATGGTATTGGATCAATTTCAGGATTGCTTGCTTTATTCATTAAATTTCTTGGTGGTAATTGTGATAGAAAACCTGATGGTGGTGCAGATACAGTAGGTTGGTATCCTTTATTTGGTGTAACACATTGTACTGATGCAGAACTTGCTGAGATTAATAAACTTCGAGGTAATACTAGAGGTACTTGTGGTGCTAGTGATTCTAGTAGTGGTAGTCTTTTTGATTCTATTTTTGAAGAAGCAGATCCATATTTAACTGTTGCTAAGACTTTTATTGATGGTGCATATGAAATGCATATGGGTACACCTGGACGTAGTGCAACACAGAGAAAAGATGCTAGTGGTACTACTCATACTTCAGTAAATTTAAATAACTATAATTTTGCAAAATGGAAAGCATATCAAGCAGCAAGATTAGAAGCAGAAAAAACTGGAACTAAGAAAACTGATGAGGAGTTAAAGACTCAAGCAGAACAAACAGTAAAGTCAAATAATAGTAATAAAGGTGATACTGGTAATTTAGTTGCTGATCATATTAGTTGGGCAGGTAATCGCACACAAGAAGTTCATGGTGATGATTGCATGGCAATTGATAATGATAAATGCGAAACAATTTATGGTGATTATCATTTAGATGTTGTTGGTGATTGTCACATATCAGTTGGTGGAGGATTCTTCTTTAATGCACAAGGTGCTCCCAAGAGTGTTGATAAAAAAGGAAATAAGAAAAATACTAAGATACAGAAGCATACAATCAACTTTGGATCTGATGTTGATGTAAGTACTGCTGGTGCTAAATTTGAATTACAAGGTGCTGAATGCAATATAGCATCTGTTAAAACGTTAATAGAAAATACTGGAGATTTTAAAGTAAAATCTGGTGCTGTAACTATAAGTGGTGTTGATACTGTTATTAGTGCAGATAATGCTATTCATAATGTTGCTGCTCACATATACAATCAAGTAAATACACCACCAACTACACCTAAAGCAAAGACTGGTATATTAACTGTATGTGCTGGATCTATTGATACTGTTCTAACTCCTGGCGGATCTGCTACTGATGCTATACCTAGATATACTATAGTTAATCCATCTGGTCCTTTCTCTGGTACTTTTGGTGCTACAGGATATAACTGTAATGTTCTGACTGGTGCTTGGAATGTTAACGTTGCGGGTGGTCTAGCAGTAATGACCGCTAGTACCAATATAACCCTTGCTGCTGGTAAAGCTATGGCTTTAACTGCTGGTGCAACGATCAAAGCATTCTCTGCTACAATCCATTTGAACTAATTGCTTGACATTCTGATTGACCCATGCTATGATTAGTTTGCGAAACAAAGAGGTTCCTGACTAGTCTGACTTAGAAGCAGACACATGACTGTTGGGGTAATACACTTGATTCCTTCTTATGTTTCGCTCACCCATTTGAGGTTCCCATGTCTGACAGTGTACTTGAAGAAGTTTACATTAATTTTTCTAAGAGACAAGTAACTCTTATTTCAGATCTTGGTGAAGCAAAAGATATTAATTGGAAATGGGATGATGAGGGTAGAGAGGGATTTGCTGAAACTGTAGAATTAATACAGAAAGTAGTAGATTCTGAAGATATAACATACACTTTTTCAACCTATGACTGACGTTCAAGATATTACAGAAGAAGAAGCAGTTAGTAATTTAGCATTTCTTCTAAAAATGACAGATAGAAATCGTACTGTATGGAGAATTGCATGTGAAGATGGATCTGTTGCTTTATTATCACCAGTTATTCAATCTGGTCCTCCTATAGATAAGGATGTTTTAGATGCAGTAGAAGAATTTAGACAAGAAGTAATTGCTGATGAATCTGATGCATGATCTTAGTACATTTGCTCCAGACCATTCTATCTTTGAAATTAATAATCCATACCCTGAAAAGAAGGTATTAAATAAGGATTGTGATTATCTAGTATTTGATGATTTTCTTAAAAAACCTGATGAATACAAGGAAGTTCTACAACAATTTCCTGTATTTCCATCAGATTTTTTTTATGACACATCATCACCAGGATGGAGACAAATTATACCATTTGAGTTCTTTAGTAATATAGAGAATATGCTTGGTAATTGGACGGGATCAGATACTTGGGTACAACAGTCATTTACTAACATCTATAGGTCTGGTATGCCATGTAATTGTAAATCATGGTATCCTCATCAAGATAGTATGAATTATGCTCTTAATTTATGGTTATGTGATGGACCTGGAGGTACAGCATTTCATACTTGGAGAGGTAGGTATCATGGTTTAGGTTTACCAGAAGAAACGCAAGGACGTATATTTAATAAACAGGTTAAAGGTAATTTTGAATATGAGGAGTTTCGTGGTGATGATGAATGGGAAATGTATCACTTAGAACCAGTAAAATATAATCGTGCCATTTTTTATAATGGTAATAATTTTCATTCTGCTTTTATTCCAGAAGGATCGTATCAAAACAATAGTAATGACTTCTGGGATCAGAGTCATTGGAGATATTCTTTAGTTCTCATGGGAGGGGTTGACAAAACTAAATAACTACTCTATAATTTACAGGTAAGCGAGGCAGACCGATGTTCCTCAAAAGCCATGAAACTCCTCGGAAGATGGGACGTAACTTTAAATCAAAGTTAGCGTCTGCACGTTTGCGACAGTTAAAAAAACGCACCAAGATGTTTGTAAAAAAATTGAATAAGTCTTTATAATGTTACATACACCTTGGCCGCAGTCCTTTTATTCTAGAATCCTTGCTCCAAATAGGAAAGAATTAGTATCTTTTATTAAAGATGAAAATGCCTTTCTTCATCCAGATCAAGAATTTAGATGGGGGAATGACTGTCTCATGGAGAAAAAACAGAGGTTGGGTGATTATAATAAAATCATCGAACTTCTTTCTCCTAGTTTAAGAATTTTTTGGAATGAGATTAGACAAGTAACTAATGTAGATATAATAGAGAATCTTGATGTTCAAGTTAATGAAGCATGGAGAAACTATTATACTAAAGGTAATTTCCAAGAAGTACATGACCATCCAGGATGTCAGTTAGTATGTGTAATATTTGGTAATGAATGGGAAACTGATTTCTCTAGATTTTTTATAATGAATCGACATGGTTCTGAAGTAGATGTTTTTTGGAAGAGTATTATTCCTGTTGATCAAATATGGATGAAACCAAGAGAAGGAGATGTAGTTTTTATTCCACCTTGGATGTTACATGGTGTTAGTCCACATAAATCCGATAAAACTAGAATTACTGCATCTGTTAATTTAAATTTTAGATTTATAAACCAACCTAAGTTTCTAGGCAATAACCCATGAATATACAACCAATATTTCCCGTAGAACTTTTTTGGTGGAAATGGGATGGTGATATGGAAGATATTTTATATAAAGCAAAGAAGTTAAAACAAGGTAACTTTGGTCAATCTGTTCCTGACTTACACAATAATGAAGAATTTGAAGAGTTATTTAAATTTTTCCATAAATGTTTGGGTGAAGTTAAGAATTTTTATGATCTTCAATGTGATGAGTTGAGAATTGTTAGTGCATGGATGAACAAATATGTTACAAATACAGGACAAGATTTTCATCAACATCCTATGAGTGCTTTTAGTGGATGTTTTTATCTGAATGATGGTGCACCCATAACATTTAAAGATCCTATTTCTGTTAGACAGAATGAAACTACTATACCTATTGGTAGACAGAATGTTGATAGACGTGCTGATTTCCCTGCTGTTAAAGGCAATTTAATGATATTTCCACATTGGTTAGAACATGGTTTATGGAATGGTTTACCTGAAGATAGATGGTCTTTAGCATTCAATTCTTTACCTAATGGAAGGATAAATTGTGATTCTAATTGTGTATCTTCAGCAGCATGGGACTTGAGACACAGTTTCGTGTGATATATAATACAGATTGCATTACACATCATGAGAGACAAATTAATTAGAGCACTTTTAGCACATGCTAATGGAGATATCCAAAAACATGTAGCAAATGTAGAGGTTTATTTAACTAACCCTGCAGGTATTGGTGAGCATTCTGATATTACAGAAGCAATCGAAACAGAATTAAATATAATTGCTAAGTATCAAGACCAGATTGATGTTATAAATACCTACTTCAGAGGTAAAGAAAAAGTACAATCACTTAATGAAGGATCTTAAGGCAGCGAAGAAGTTAATAAAATTGGCTAAGAAACATCCCGATTGGTATTCCAAAAAGGATGTTTTTTATGCTAAAATGATAAAGAAACAACTCAAAAAGGAGAATCAAAGTGAATGATGCTAATGTAATAATCACACCTGAACAGGGCGAAGACGAATTGGTTTCCCAAATAGCATCACTTGCTTCTAGGTTAGGGGGAAAGATGGAACAAACGATAACACTTAATAGTGTAGGTAGATCATCTAAAAAAATTATTGTAGAATATGATGTACACCAAAAAGAAGTCTGAGCGTGTATAAATAGACTTGTAGCAAAACGTATGATTATTCGTGGCAACTAAGAAGATATCACAGTTAGAAACTATATCAGACTCCAACTTGTCAGGAGAAGCGATTCTTCCCGTTGTGGTATCTGATCCATTGATTCCTAACCGTAAAGCAAAAGTAAATCAATTATTCAGAGGTGTAAGTCAGGGAACTAAAGCATCACCAGGTGTAGCTTTTGACCTTGACCGAGATACTGGTTTCTACCAGAATGCTTATGATCAGATAGGTATTGCTTTTGGTGATGGTGGATTATATTGCACACGAATTGATAATGGTAACAGTAGTACATCTTTGTATATGACTGCTGTTGATGATATTGCTAATAATAGTGATATAGTTTTTGCTCCAAAGGGTACTGGATCTGTTAAAGTAACAGGTCAGTTTTTGATTAGTGATTCATCTTTTTTATTAGAGGATGCTCAAGGTCCAAAAGTAAGATTTGAAGTAGGTAATGTTGGTACTGGTACTACTACCAGAATCATGACACTTCCTGTTATTACTTCTGGTAGTGGAACTACTCTTGTTGGAGATGATACACAACAAACCCTTACTAATAAAACTATCCTTATAGATGAGGATAATTTTGTAATTACAGATAATACTGAAGAAGCAATTTTCCAGTTAAATTGGCCCACGACTTCAGGTGCTAGAAGATCATATCTTCTACCTGATGCTGGTACAGTAACAACTACTGCTGAACCTACTGCTACTTCATCTACCTTACTTGATACCAAAACAGAGCAAACTGCATTAAGCAAGACTTTCGTTAACATGAAACTTGCTGCTAACGCAGAAAGTGCTACGAGTTGGGCACAATGGAATACTTCTGCACTTACTGCAAATAGGACTATTACTGTTCCTGATTTAAGTTTGATTCTTGTTGGTACAGAGACAACTCAATCTCTTTCTAACAAAACTGTTGCTGGACTAATTCTTTCTGATACAAGTGATGTATCAAAGAGACTTACATTTGATTTATCGAATGTTAATACTTCTACTAACAATAGTATTAAATTCCCATCTACTGCAGTACTAAATAATACAGGCACGAGTGAGATTATCCTCGATAAGGCAACTCAGGTTCAAGAGAATAAGACTTTCGTACGTCCTGTTCTTAGAGAAACTACAGGTGGTACTTCTCAAACAGTAACACTTGATACTACAAATATTACGGGAAATAGAACTATTAAGTTCCCCAACTCTGATGCTACTTTACTTTCTACCGATAACGTAACTCTCGATGATGTTAACTTTGGTGCAGGTATTGGTGCAGCGAACCTCGCAGGTCGCACAAGATTACAACAATTTTTCTACGCAGGATTCTAATTTATTACCATGGCTAGATCAGGCATATTAGCACAACTAAAACCAGCATCAAATACCCTTTCGGTATTGTATAGTGCTCCAAGTGATTCATCGGCAAGTGCTGTATTAACAGTTGCTAATGATGGTACTGGATCAGCATATGATGTTGGTGTAAAAGATTTCGATCAAAAAGTTACCCTTGACGCAAGTACGTATAAGTTGCATAAGGGTGATATTATTACTTCTCATAGATTTACATTAGGATCTGCAATAGCAGCAACATCATCCTTAGTAGGTGGTGGTCTAATTACAAGTGATGATGGAGAAAAGACGGCAAAGTTCTCAACTTATTATATTCCATCTTATACAGATATACATGTTAAAGATGTATTGATGAAGAGACTTACAGTTGAGAGTGTAACTGGAACCTTTGCTGCTGGAGAAACACTTACAAAAGGAACTGGTGGTAACACTACAACTGCTTTAATATATGATGCATACTTAGATAACCAAATAAATTATATTCTTATTGGTCCAGAAACTTTAAATGGTTCAGGTAGTGCTTTTGCTGCTAGTGATTCAGTATCTAATGGTTCAGGTGCATCTGCAACAATTTCATCAGGTGGTGTAGGAACAGCAGCACAAGATTTTGTGTTCTCAGTTACAACTGCTGGTGGAGTTTATAGTGCATTTACAATTGGTTCTATTTCTTTGTTTACAGATAGAGCATATAGATTTAATGTAGGTGATACAAGTATGAGTGGTAGAGACTTTAAACTTTCTACTACAATTAATGGTGAGTGGGGTCCTGATGGAACTACTGGCAACTCTGATGATGGTACAGAATATACAACTGGTAAAACTACTAGTGGTACTGCTGGATCTGGTGGTACTGCCTATGTTCAGTATGATTTTTCTGCTAACACAACTCCTGCTCAAGCATATTACTATTATGATGGTGGTACTGGTACTGCTGGTAACTCAGGATATGGTGGAGCATCGCAAAACTTAGTAACATCTGTAGCATTTACATATAGTGAAATATATGTTTATGATTTAGTAGGTACTTGGGCAAATGGTAGTGATAGTTTCACAGTTGATGCTACTTCATTTACTGTTAGTGCTCAAACTTCTGGTAAGTGGGGATATATAAGATCCTTTGCTGGAACTACTTGTAAAATCGTTTTAGGATTAAACTCATCTGCTTGGGCAGGTTCTGATACATTCTTAGATCTTCCGAGATTAGGTTCAGCAACTAGAGCAACTGCTACTATTAGTAGTATCGATACTGATGTTGCTGCTCTTGATGCTGAGAATTATATAACTGTTGGTGTATCTAATGGTAATAACGAAATTGACAAAATTTCTTCTGTAGTGCTTGCACCTGGCGAAAGAATGTTAGTCAAGACTACAACAAATAATAATGCATTTACTCTAATGGGTTTTGAGGATACTTCAACTGAGTTTACTCTAAGAAACTACGAAGCAGGAAACTAGTAGTTCAATAAATAACCATATAGGAATAGCGTATAAGTAATGTCACTAACGAGATTAAAGAATATTATTACGTCCCGTACGGGACGTATTATCTACGTCAACCCTGATGACTTTGACGCTTCAGACTCTATTGACAATAGGGGTAACTCTGCGTTGCGTCCGTTTAAGACGTTACAACGTGCATTTCTAGAAGTAGCAAGATTTTCATATAGAGTTGGATTGAGTAATGACGAGTTTGATGCTTTTAGTATCATGCTCTATCCTGCTGAGTATGTTATCGATAACAGACCAGGTGATGTTTTATATACAAACGTTGCTCCTATTGATTCCAATTCAAACTTAGATTTAACATCTGCTAGTAACGTATTATATAAATTTAATTCAACTGAGGGTGGAGTTATTGTTCCCAGAGGTTGTTCTGTTGTTGGATTAGACTTAAGAAGAACTAAAATAATTCCAAAGTATGTTCCTTATCCTACAACATATCCTGCTAAAGGTATAAACACAGAAGCACAAGTTCCACCAAGAACATCAATCTTCAAAGTAACTGGTGGTACTTACTTCTGGCAATTCTCATTCTTTGATGGTGCTGAAGAAGGTGTATATTTCAAACCTGATAGTGTAGAGACATTAGCACCTAAGTTCTCACACCATA